CATCATCACTTACCTGAACATTGCGCTCATTAAACAGTTTTCGTACTTGTGAAGCCTTTATTATCATTTTTTAGTCCTCTTGTTTCGGCTAAAAAGTACGCCAAAATACGCTTTTCTCCTAATATATTATGAGAAATTCCTATACTTCAACAGACCTGCGGAACCATCCAAAGTAATATTTCCACAATGAAGGTCTTTTTTTGCAGAGTTCTACATAATAGACAACACGATATGCGGTAAGTCTTTCTGGTTCAAGCTTTGTGTCTTTAACGGCCTTTAATGTAGCTGGGCCAAGCTTCCCATCTTCTTCAATCCCTGCGCCTTTAGCGTTTGCCGCCTTTTGGACTATCTTAACGGCTTTTGAATAACCCATATTCACAACCATATCCAGATATATCTCCTGCAATTCCGGGGGGAATGAATTTGCCTTTGAAGGCTTATAATATTGTTCGTTATAAATGTCCACTGCCTGATCGTATGTTAAGTTCTCAATATCAACATCCTTGTGCGCTCGCTGGCTTATACCATATTTAGTAGTCCCACCCGGATCGTCAGGATCGCGTGTTAGCTTTGAGCCGCCTTCTCTTTCAATAATGTTTTTAACCATTTCTTCAAACGATCTGTCCATTTTTGTTTCCCCTCTTTTTTTTTACTTTGATATTTTTTTAGGTTCTCCACATTGTTATTCATCTCAACATACTCGCCAAAATTCTTTTCAAGCAGCTCAAGTCTTGTAACAAGATTGGTGGTACTGTGATTTAGCATATTGACTGCGCGAACAATGTCATGTCTGGAAATTGTCTTTCTATTTTTCATACCTGTATTTTCATTATTGTAACCGGTTCGTGTAATTTATTGTATGATTTTGCGTGGTATGCTTCTGTTTCTTCAGACACCGCATACCCAGCCTCTATGTTTCTCACATTATTTAGGTCGATCCTGATGCCGTCCCGGTTGCCGTTATCGTGAAACACATAACAATTCTGTGATGCGCGGCCTTCAAGATTCAATGCTTTCTCGCTGTAATCATTTGCGCCAACCAGCGATGCCGATCTGGAAAAGGTATCGCCAACCCTTGCAGAGTGTATGTGGCCTGATATAACATAATCCAAACCAATACCTCTTGATGTATATACACCCTTGATCTGATTAATGGATGTTTCGTGGTTTGCTTTTATTCTTCCGTGTCCGTGCAT